CAGATGTTCGAAGATTTCATAGAACGGTGGATCTGCTGTGGTCGAGTTGATGACGACGATGTCGTCTTTGACTTGGCCACTGTGCGGAAGAACCCGGACTGTCTTGCTGAGAGCATCATCGCTTACACCCACGACCCCATTGTGCGCCACGTCTCCGCGGAACCGGCGGAGATCTGGGCGGTGGATAACGAGGTGTGTGAGCTAATGGATCAGGCGCAAGCCGACCCAGCGGAGGCACCAGGCCCGTGTGGTGCTGACGCTGGGGGTGAAGGGTCAACGGACCCGCATACCGACGCTATGGTCGTGTATGTTCCTGTAGAGGCGGTGGCTGCTAGGCCAGCAGCTGAACCAGTCCAGATTAGGGCTGAGGTGGAGGAGGCCGGCGTAAACGAAAACGCCATTACAGGTCCCTCCAGTGTTTATAGGGTATGCCAGGATGTCGTTGAGGTGAAACGGCACCGTAGGCTACCCCATCCAAAGCGTGGTGATTATGTCGCTTGCATCGTTAGCGACATTAAGAACCGATTAGGCTGCCCAGCACCAAATGCTGCCAACCTGCTTGCCGTGAGGCGCATGGCGAAGAACTCCATTGAGGGGCATGGATTACGTCCGACACATGCCCGCACCGTGATCGAAAAGGTGATTGCCGGTGTGTTCGTACCTGACGAGTACGACCTCGCGTCAGCGAAGATTCTCCAAAGCGTCGGCATGCGGGATTTGAGAGCAGAGCTGAACAACGCCGGTCCCCGTAGCGTGTGGCACGACCTGTTCCACCCTTTCGAGAGGAGGGGTGCGGACAGAGTCCGTGCCACAACCGTGTGAGGGGGCCTTGGCGTGGTTGACGGGGTAAGTCACTCGACTACGTTGAGTGAGCCTAGACTGCACGTCAACCGGCACGCTAAGGAGCCAGTCAAAGCCCGTAGGTTATTCTCCATCACGGAGTTGTCCGGTAACCTCGACCTGGGTGTAAACAATGCGGATATAGCCACATTGGAGTGCGCGTTGCTAACGCGAATGTATTTCTGCAAGATTGGAAACAATTTTGTCGCTCCACCTACAGTAGACAAGGGTCTGTTTACTGCCCGTCTGGCGGAATTCAAGTCGACGCTGATGTCTAATGTGCGAGACGCCACCAAGTTTTCCCTCGAGCAAGTGCTCGAGACGTACACTGGTCGAAGACGCACAATTTATCAGAACGCCTTGAACAAGTTGGACAGGATTGGCTTGTCTCGAAACGACGCACGCTCCATTGCCTTTGTCAAGATGGAGTTGGTTAACCCCGAGAAAGCGCCAAGATGCATACAACCTCGTGACCCTGCGTACAACCTCTCATTGGGGCAGTACATCAAAGCCGTGGAGCACAAGCTGTACGATGCGATTCGCCGCACGTACGGCGATGGGCCTACCGTGATGAAAGGGTTCAATGTTGAAGAAATCGGGCGCATATGTAGGGGGAAGTGGCGTAGTTTCAACACACCGGTGGCTATCGGTCTAGATGCCACCAAGTTTGACATGCATGTGTCACCCGCTGCCCTTGCCTGGGAGCACTCAGTTTACACTGATTTGTTCCCCGGTGATGAGCGACTGTCTAGGTTGCTCTCGTGGCAGATGAAGAACCGAGGTGCAGGGTACTGTGGCGATGGAAGCCTCAAGTACACCGTCACCGGGAAGAGGTTCAGTGGGGACATGAATACCGGGCTTGGTAATTGCTTGCTTATGTGTGCGATGGTGTACGCGTATGCAGCAGCCCGAGGAGTGTGTGTCAAGCTTATGAATAATGGAGATGATTGCGTGGTCATGTTGGAGAAGGCCGACCTTGTGGTGTTCACCACGGGGCTGGACGAGTGGTTTCTCGACATGGGGTTTCGAATGGTCGCAGAGGCACCGGTTTATGAGTTGCATAAAATCGAGTTTTGCCAGATGCACCCTATTGAGATTGGGGAAAGTTGTCGCATGGTACGCAACATTCCCGCTACGCTACGCAAGGACACGCTTACTGTCCACCCAATGACCAACGCCGTTCACCGTGAGAAGTGGTGTACGGCGGTCGGGACTGGTGGATTGTGGCTCACGGGTGGGGTACCGGTCCTACAGGACTTCTACAGTTGCTACCAGCGCATAGGGTGTATGCGGCATAGCAACATGTTGGATGATCCGACCTTCGCGACGGGCATGAGGCTCATGTCGCGGGGGATGACCGAGCACTACCGTGAGCCAGACGCATGGACTCGTGTACAAGTGTTTGAGGCATGGAATATCACACCTGATGAGCAGGTGGCCCTCGAGAAAGGGTATGCCACTTACGCGTTGGATCCAAGCAGAGTTGTGGACGAGGTCTACAATGATGAGCCACTGTTCAGTGTGTTAAGAGGGCCGTAAAGGCCGGGGTATTCCCCATAAGCTAGTTAGAGAAATACGAGGAATACAAAAAGTGGAAAAACGATGGCTCAGAAGAAGTCTATCGCACAAACGAAGAATAAAAAGAAAGGAATCAAGGTAATGGCAACCCCCAAGAAGAAGCAGGACGAGATCACCGCTATCGGCCGCGCATTGCGCATGGTTGGTGGCATGGGTGGACGTTACTTGGGTGGTATGGTAGGTGTGGGTAATGCGGGGGCGGGGGTGGGCACCGGGCTTGGTGCTGCCCTTTCCCGCTGGTTGGGACAGGGTGATTATACGGTAGCGCAAAATTCCATTGTGCGTCAGGCGGCATCAGGGGTAGTGCCGTCCATGCATAAGAATGACCAGAGTGTCATCGTTAGGCATAAGGAGTTTATCACCGAAGTCACGGGCAAGCAATCGTTCACGGTACAACGGCGGTTTTCAATCAATCCGGGGCTGGGTAACACCTTCCCTTGGTTGAGCGGGATCGCATCACAGTACTCTGAATACCGAGTCAAGGGCATGGTGTACCACTATGTCCCGTCAAGTGGTGATGCGGTTTCCAGCACCAATGCGGCGCTGGGGACCGTCATGTTGCAGACCAGCTATCGCGCGAATGAAGCGCAGGCCACTAGCAAGGTGGAGCTCCTAAACGAGTACTGGTCCAGCGAGTCGAAGCCCAGCGAGGCATTTTGCCATCCGATCGAGTGCTCCCCTGAGGAGAACCCGTTCAACATCCAGTATGTGCGCACCGGCGATGTGCCGGCAAGTGACAACGTGCTACTGTATGACCTGGGGGTCACCACCCTTGCGGTGAGTGGTCAACAGGCGGATGACATCGTACTGGGCGACTTGTGGGTGACATACGAGATCGAGCTGCGTAAGCCCAGGCTCACCGATTTGACTGGAGAGTCACTTGGTGGGCTAATGGCAACAGCCACGGCCAATTTGGCCATTGCGACACCATTCGGCTCGGACACGACAGAAGCGGCTGATACCACAACAGGTGGTACCAGCCTAACCAGCACCGCACTCACGTTGCAGCGTGGCAACGTGGGCACTTATCAACTCACGCTTTACTACCAGGCCGCTACCGCTGCTAACTGCACGGGTATAGCGATTTCTGGCACCGGTTCGGCCGCCTTCCGAGTGTATGGCGCAGTCAACCCTCGGGTGACTGTGAATACGACGAGCGTTGGGGCAGCGGTCATTTACACGTTTCAGATTACCAATCCGAACACCGTGACAGTGATCACTCCGACGTTCACTACGCTCGTGGGCGCAACAGGTCTGTATATTCATTTGACAAGAATCAACCCACTAGTGGTGTACTGAAGAACCATAGTGAAGGAAAAACAACGTAGTGTATGATCCATTCCACAATTAAAACACCGGCACGAACTGTAGATAGGCCGCTACAGCAACTGCAGGATAAAACAGGATCTGTATATCTGTATCGCCAACTTGGCTGGTTGGGGGGGCTCCTAGAAAGTGCCGTGCTGAAGAGCACGGCCCCCTGGGGTAACTAATCGTCCGCCGTAGGCACTCCCCACCACCAGAAATGGGGGCGTAGGTAGGGAGGGACGTAATCGAGACATAGTAACCTGTTATTG